CATGAAGACTTCGATGACCTACGTGCCTCAGACGAATTTCATACTTGGGTCGATGAGCAACCTAAGTGGGTACAAGACGCACTATATGAAAACTCAGATGACCCTGCTTCTGTAGTCCGTGTTATAGATCTTTATAAAGTAGATAAAGGTCTTACAAAAACTGCAAAGAAAGCAAAAGCTAAAGATGCAGCTTCTACTGTAACTAAACGTACTAAGACACAAGTAGATGTAGAAGAAGCAAATGACGCAATTCGTGAGTCAGAAGTTGCAAAAATGTCCGACAGGGAATTTGAAGAACGATCTGACGAAATCAACAAAGCTATCCGTTCGGGTAAATTTGTTTACGATGTATCTGGCAAAGCTAGATAAAACTGTTGACAAATCAATTTTCAGCAGTATAACTATGGGTATATTGACAAAAGCCTCACTTTGACTACCTTTTGTCATTCCCAAATTCATAAAAAGTCTAAACTAAGAAGAACTACCTGGACAAGTATAGGCCCAGTGGTATTCGGTAGCGCAACCTAATATTAACTGCACCCTAGAAAACGTACAGCCCCTTTTAGATGTTTAAGCTTAATTCAAGCCAAATATCAGGAGGATTTTATCATGGCTTTTACAACAGCAGGAGGATACGGTAACTTACCTAACGGTAACTTTTCCAGTATCATATACTCCAAAAAAGTACAACTTGCATTCCGCAAGAGTACAGTATGTGGTGACATCACCAATTCAGATTATTTTGGGGAAATAGCTGCCCAAGGTGATACGGTGAAAATCATCAAAGAACCTGAAATCTCTGTGTCGTCTTATGCCAGGGGTACACAGGTTAATGCACAAGATCTTGACGATGAGGATTTCTCTCTAGTCGTAGATAAGGCGAACTACTATGCCTTTAAGATTGACGATATTGAGGAAGCTCATTCACACGTTAATTTTATGGATCTTGCTACCAATCGTGCAGCATATCGTTTAGCTGATCAGCATGACCAAGAAGTTCTTGGCTATCTATCAGGTTTTAAACAGTCTGCACTACACACCGATGCTGACACAGTTAATGACCAAACAAATGGTTCAAAAGCTGTAGCAACAGCAGGTTCAGACGAGTTGTTATCTTCAATGAAGCTTATCAAGTCTTCATTTGGTAACATCACAACGTCTTCTGCAGGAGATCATTCAATTCCTGTAGCAGCTCGTTTGCCAGGTGCAACTGCACTACCAACAGCAACTGTTTCTCCTGCGATGATTATATCACGCATGAAACGTTTGTTGGATCAACAACAAGTTGATTCACAAGGTAGGTGGCTCGTAGTTGACCCCGTGTTCATGGAAATCTTAGCCGATGAGGATTCTCGATTCTTAAACGCTGATTACGGTGAATCAGGTGCTCTACGCAATGGTCTAGTACTGAACAACATGCATGGCTTCAGACTCTATACTTCCTCAAACCTTCCTCACGTAGGTACAGGTTCAGGAACTGCAGGTTCTGCAAACCAAAACACTAACTTTGGTGTGATCGTTGCAGGTCATGACTCAGCAGTAGCAACTGCAGAGCAGATCAGTAAGACTGAAACTTACCGTGATCCTGACAGCTTTGCTGACATCGTTCGTGGTATGCATCTATACGGCAGAAAAATACTAAGGCCAGAAGCCTTGGTTACTGCTAAATATAACGCAGCGTAAGGGGAGATTGAATTATGGCTTTAGGTGATAATACACTTCAGTCTGCTCGGGGAGCCAATGCTAACCCAGGTAGAAAACCCTACATGGTTCAAACTGTTTTGAATCTAGCAACTGCTTTGTCTGACAAAGGTAGCGCATTAGCTGCTTCTGATGTCGTTCCAGTAATTGCTGTCAAAAAAGGGACTATGATCCTTAATGCAGGTATTGAAGTTGATACTGCTTCTGACGGTTCTACATTTACTGTAGATCTAGGAATGGTAGATGCTGACGTATTCGTTGATGGATTTGATGGAACATCTGCTGCGGCAGTAGTTGCTCAAAACCCTGCAGCTTATCAGCCTGTAATGGCTGTTGCAGATGACAACATCGACCTAACAATTGCTACACTATCAGGTGGTGCAGTTACTACAGGTAAGATGCGCATCTGGGCAGTTATGATGGACTGTACAGATCAGGGCAATGACGGAACTGCTGGTGAAGTAGATCGTGATGCACTTGCATAACTAACTTAGG